TACAATTTTTCTTATTCCGTTCCAAACAACAAATACATTTTTTCGTTAATACCTCAACAAGGAATTAGTGATTGGGAATTACTGGTAACCACTGCAAACAAAATAGGGTATTCAGTAACAGCAAACGGCACTCATATATCTGTGTATGATCCGTTTTCTTCATATGTAAAAACTGCCCCAATAACTACACTACGAACTTTATTGTCGGATTCTGGAATAGAAAAGCGTCCTGGGAACATATACAAACTTAACGGGTTATTTGGAGATATTACGCCACAAGGAACAGCTGCTGATTGGGTACTAAAATCATTAGACAATTTAGGAAAAGAATCTAAATACACGTCGTTACAAGACAGACCAAGCGGTCTTGGGTCTAAAGTGGAAAACAGGTTTACACATGAAGTAACTATTAACACAACTTCAAAAGATGCATTAGAGCAGTTTGTTAAAAAATATACAAGAGACTCCTATGGGATGACAGCCGTCGTTAGCGTTGTTGGTATCTCTACAGCAATGCCTGGACGACTTGCTTTAATAGATTCGTATAATTCTGAATTTGATGGGTATTGGTTAATTGAAGAAGCAACACATCACGTAAACAATAAACACTACATTACAACACTTAAATTAAAAACAGATTCTTTAAATAAAGCCCCTTTGTCTGTAGCAAAGGAATCTGCTTACCAAGTGTCTGCGCCACCCAAACTGTCTAATCGTGTTTGGAAGGCCAGTAGGGAAGAAGCTTATGTATACTGAGGTTTTCCAACCATACATACACAGGGCTATTGTTTCTGCGTCTGATCCGGATACGGGTGTAATAAAAGTACGAATACCTTCTAAGTTTGGCCCAGAGCTGTCCTTAGATATATCATTTATAGGTAGAAAAAAAGTAGATGGCGTTTGGCCTGTACCAGCAATCGGTGATCAAGTCGTGGTTACTACTGATAACTCTGATTATACAAATGTTTTTATCCTTAACCTTAACCCCCCACCTACTCCAGTAATTTCCCAAACAGATGGATATGGATCTATTCTTTCTGTTCAGGTTTTTAGTTAAATTAGGAACTTTATGTCAATTATAAAACTGCCATTAAATATTAATTCATCTGGAAAACTTGCAACAGTTGCAAAACTTGATGAGATAGTTAAACAGAAAGTTTTGGATTATTTGTCCACTTCTCTGTTTGACCGACCAATGCTTCCTATGTATGGAGCAAACACAAACGTTCTTTTGTATGAAAATTTTGACCCGTTACTTTTTGAAGAATATAAAATGGAAGCATTGCAGGGAATGCAACAAAATATTGCTGGTGCTCAAATAACTAATTTAATAATTAATGGACCAAACTCTTTACAAAATGATTCTACAATTAAAATTACAGTGGAATATCAAATACCAACCTTTGGCAAACGACAAGCAACTATTGATGTAGTCTTGCCAACTGATCTAACTGAGGATTCTGTACTATGACAACCTTTGACTATACTAACCGCGACTACATTTCAATTCGCAACGACTTATTGAATCGTGCATCTGTTGTATTTCCAGAGTGGACATCTCGTGACAATTCAGATTTTGGCATGCTGTTTGTAGACCTCGTGTCTTATATGGGAGACATACTCCACTACTATGTAGACCAAGCTGCTAGAGAATCGTTCTTAGAAACGGCTACTCGTCGTTCTTCCTTATTAGCGATTGCAAGCTTGTTGGACTACATCCCACACGGCAGAACGGCAGCACAAACATCAATAACTTTAAATGCAACAAACTCTTTGGCTACGGATGCAACACCAATACTAATCCCTGCTAACACTAAGTTCACTGCAAGACCTCTTGTAGAAACTGCTGATTCTGTAGTATTTACATCTAACCAAGCAATTGCTTTTAATGCCACCGGAACTCCTGTTGCAGGATACGTTACTTACGCTAAAACAACTCCTGCATTGTTAAGTTTGACTGAAGGAGAGTTCTTTACAGAAACTTTTACAAGTAACGGTCAAATTTCTCAAACATATACAATTTCTAAAACTGGCGTAGTTAAAAGTTCTTTAGTTGTATCCGTTGCTGAAGGTGTTCTTGGAGCATCTGTTCCCTATACACAAATAGATAGATTGATTGAAAGTACTAATTCTGACAAAGTATATGTGGCAAGTATTGAGGCTGACGACAGTGTCGTTATCAGCTTTGGTAACGGAATTCACGGAAAAATTCCATCCACTAACGCTGTCGTCACTATTACTTATCGCAGAAGTCGTGGGTCGGCTGGAAACGTTGAAGCAAATGCTGTAACTGCTTTTTATTCGTTGTCAAATGCTTTTGGACCAACTTATGACGGAATTGTAATTACGCCAAACACAACTCGTGCCTTTGGTGGCTCTGATTCAGAAAGTATTATTTCACTAAAGACAAACATTCCGGCATCGTTTAGGTCTCAAGATAGAGCAGTTTCTTTGCAGGATTACGAAGAACTTACTTTACGTGTTCCTGGAATTGTCAAAACAAAAGCAGAAATAGTTACTGGAGCTACTGCAAAACAAGGAGTAATTACAAACAAAGCCAAAACTTCATCGGTTGCCACGTTAACAACAAGTGCAAATCATGGGTTATCGGCTGGTGAGTATGTTGGAGTATTTAACGTTGATGATACTTTTGACGGCACTTATGTAATAACAGGTACACCTACTCCTACATCTTTTACTTATGCTCTTGTTTCAGCAAGTGTTGCATCCGCAAGTGTTGCATCAACTGCAACATATAAAAATGCACAAGTTAAGATTTATGCATTAACGGCACAAGACACATACGATGGTACGTTGCCTGTTAGCCCCACAACAAGCCCTCTTACGCTAGACACAAATTACAGAGATTTGATTTATGACTACATTGCTCCAAGAGAGATAGTTGGAGTTAACTCGCTTGTAATTCCTAGTGTTGCTTTGGACTTAGTAAAAATTACATGCAATGTATCTGTTCTACCAAGTTACATCCAGGATGCAGTCAAGGAAGACGTAGAAATTGCAATTAAAGCATTGTTTGAATTTGACGATGTGTCGTTTGGTCAAACAATAACTCTTGGTACTTTGTACCGTGCAATTTTGGATGTAGATGGCGTTGACTATGTTAGTGTTTCACGTTTTACTACTGGCGCATCTAATGTAATTGACACTGCATCATTAATACCTGCTGTTGAAGGAGTTCAGGCTTCAGCAAATAGATTGTTGCTTTTATCTCAATTATCTGTAACTGCTAGTGGTGGAGTTGCTTCTGTCTAATGGCATTTAAATCTTTTAGGATTCGTCGCGTTGACTTAATTTCAAGTCCTGACGCCAACCCTTTTGGTTCGTATGTTCGTGGTACAGATACAGACGCTCCAATTGGTCAAACACGTCTTGACTCGGATAGTTCTTTGCGAGCAGATGGTTTCATTGCCCCAGTTGGTGTACTGGATATTGATGCAACATTTGAAGCAACAGCAACAACCCATTCCTCAGTAGACCTATCGTGGTCTTCATTCTTAATTGAGAATCCTGCAACTAAAGGATCTGGAGATACTTCCATTAAAGGTGTTGTTGTTGTTTATTCTAAAACAGGTGCTCCGGAAACAGTGGCTGATGGCTTAATCATCAAAGAACAAATTTACACAGATACAACTTATGCAGTAACGCATAATAATGTTCCATCTGGAGCATGGGCTTATTATTCGTTATTTTTGCATTGGAATCAAAACGGAACAGGACCAGCAGGTATCAATTGGTACGAAAGAGTTGCAACATTACAAGAATTAGTGCCTTTTGATCATCACACAACTGATGCTTTGTGGGAACGCATACCATCCCACCATCGTGTTGCTGATACAAACGGGTCTTCCACAGACCCAGAAGGTTTGTCGCGAGGGTATTTGTATCGGTTCCTAGACATCTTTGGATTTGAGTTTGACCGAGTTAGAACTTTGCTTAACTCTGTAGTTCAACAATACGATCCTGAAAAAACAGAAACAGAATCCATAGATCAATTAGCTACTATGTTTGGTTTAGAGGTTTCTATTCAGGATTTAGGAACATCACGAATCCGGCAAATATTAAAAGACATTGCCTACTATCGTCAACGAAAAGGAACTCTTGAAGCAACAAAACAATATTTGATTGCTGTAACTGGTTCTGAAGTTGATGTCATTGAATCAACTAGCAGTCCTCGTTACACATTTAATATCCATGCCGAAAAAGCAAACCTAGTTGCAGACTCGTTGTTTGTAATTGAGACTGGAACTAAGAAATGGAATTTAACAACAGAGACTGCTTCTGTTGCTTATACTAAATCAGGTCAATATCTAACGGTCACCAACTCAGGAAGTTCATCAGCACAATTTGCTTTGATGTCTACTGTTGCTGTTCCCGTAAAAGACAATACTGATTATTGGTCATCTATTGAAATTACAACAGCATCTGCTGGAAGTATTTGGGGTGCTCAATGGGCATCTGCATCAACGTCATGGTCCGATTGGTCAACAACCAATCAAAGTGATCAAATCATTCCTGCAAACTTAAGTCCTGTTGGTAGAAAAGTAATACTAAAACCAACGCAAAGCACTACAGCAATGTTGTACCCAGTACTTATTTTTGGACTAGAGGCTGGTGCGTCCACCACAATAACTAAGTGGATGGTTGAACCCAACTCCTACGGAAATTTCTTTAACGGCGATTCAGATTTTGGCGGTTTTGTTTATCAAAACAATTTTGCAGACCATCAATGGTCTGGTAGTCAATACGCATCATATTCTACGTATTCAACCAATAGAACAAAAACGCAAGAAACCATCGCTGAGTTGTTGCCAAAACTATTACCAGTCACTATGCTTCTTGACCCATCCATAGACAAAACAATTAACTACGATTGGATTCCAGGAAAAACATGAACTACATAATCTGTGCATTAGCTGTCTACAAACTGTTACAAGTAATTGATTTGCTTTTACCTAAAGAGGCAATGCCTTGGGTAAAAGTTTTAGCGGGAGTCGTTGTTTCTTACGGCGCTTCGTTTGTTGTTGAGGTAGACAATCTTTGGGTAGGCGGTTTAGTTATCGCAACACTTGCTGGTGTCTGTCACACGGTGCTACGCTGTCTGACTTATCTAGGAGATATGGCACATAACAAGTCTTTAAAGTAGGAGGACAACATGCAGAAGTCTAGGTATTACCTCATTGCAGGTACGGGTAACGCAAGTGCGAATGTAATTGAAACTGGTTTAAATGATGTGGTATTGACCACAAAAGAGTTTGTGGTCCTTTGGACTGGTAAACCAACCGATGGGCAAAGCAGGGTGTATGACTGGCTTATAGAGCATTCAGCATCTTTTACCGTTGTTCATGCCGACGCCAAAGTTCACCACCTAGTGGAAGGTGCTGCAAACCGAGTTCTAAAAGTAGACAATCTTATTGACGACAGTTTGGACAGTTACCCAGAAGCCACTGTGCTTGTTTTGTGGGACGAGGTTGCCACTCTTGGTCAGCCCACCCAATTTGTGGAAGACATTGTTATTACGGCTAACCAAAAGGGAATGGAGACCCTAGACCTGTGTAATGGTTTAGTGCCTCTGACAGTTGGGGAACCAGTTGAGGATAAGCCCTCAGAGGCCTCTAGGAAGCCCCAGGATGCGTCAAAAAAGAGTACCCTTCCCCCTACACAGGATTCGGTTTCTAAAGCGTCTAATGACGACTACGCGCTTAGTTACGTTAAGGACGGTAAATTGGCGTTTTTTATTGGACCTAAGGCGTCAGTTTTAAAGTTTCTAAGTTCAGAATAACCCACAGTGAGGACGTTGGCAAGAAGGGAAACCAACGCCCCCACTATCAAGTGAGCCTTGCGCAGTTAATAAATAACTCGCAATAGTAAACGGGAGAAGGGAACCGTTTACTTACCAAAAGCATAACACGATCATCAGAGAGGATGCAACTATATGAAACCAAAAAGTGCGGCGGAGAATACAAAGCTGGGAGGTCCCTGGATTTCTATACCTACTTGGGTTGTTAAGTACATGAAAGGTGACTCTATAGCTCTGCATGTGTTGACTTGTGCAATTGGCTACATGAACACACATGACCAAACTTTATCTACAACCTATGACGTTTTGGCTAGGGATACTGGTTACAACCGTAGGACAGTGATTAGGGCTATGCATCGTTTAGTTGAGATTGGCGTCATTCGCAAGATTGTAAAGATGGGTAGATACGGAAAAAACATGCCCAATTTGTACGTAATTACGTACAATACGGCAGCCGCAGAAGCCTTAATTAATGGGGGTGACTCCAGAGACACTGGGGTATTTAGTAGTGACTCCCCAGACACTACTGGGGTGACTCCAGAGACACTCATATTGAGTGACTCCACAGACACCCAAATAAGAAAGAAAAATAATAATAAGAAGGAAAACCAAAAGAAAACAAAAGGTACTAAGAGCTTGGACCTATACTCAACGGATAGTCGGTGGAACCGACAGTTAAAACTTACCGACGGGAGAAACAGCAATGGGTAAAGGAATGCGATGGATGTGGGAGTACAGCGTGAAAGAACTGGATGCTAAAGGCAAGGAAGTAATGATGCCTAAGTTGTCTTTGACTCCGGTTGAGAATGGTAAAAAGATTAGAGTGAAGTACATCGTTGATAAGGGCAAAACGAGTTTGGGCAATGATTGATGATTGGGGTGGAAAAACTTTAGGCGCTGATGAACCTGTTGATAAACAACCAGTTAAAAAGAAAAGTTCAACAACTGGACTGGTTGTTTATTTTAGGGACGCAACCATTAGTAAAAACATGACATTGAATGCCCCAGTTAACGGCATAGCATTGATGAAAGTGTTTAAGAACTTACAAGAAAAAGGCGTGACAATAGAACAAATTTATAAAATGATTGATGTGTTTGCCCACGAGATTAAACAAACACCATTGCCAACAGATGTACCAACGTGGAAGGGGTTTGCGTCGCGCTTAGATGCTCTAAAGAAAAAAGTAGATACACCGTTGTCAAAATACGATTATTCCGAATACACTGTTGACAAGAGACTGATGAGAGGGAACAATGACTGAATGGGATGAAGAAGCATATCAAGTTAGAAAAGCTGAGCGAGAAGCAAAGAAACTTGAGATGGAGATAGCTGACAAAAAGTTAAACAAGTATCTACTTTGGGGATTTATTGCTTGGTTAGTAATTGGACTAACGATGTGCGACAGTGGTAGTGCTTACGGACCAGGTTGTTACGATGCAGACCCAACATATTACGAAGATATAATTTGCGAATAAACACAAAAATTTAAACAATCAACAGCGAGAGGAAACAATGAGTGAATGGCACTCTGCAAAGTATTGGCGCAATAGACAACCTATAGAGCGCTTAAAGAATGCGCACATACCTAAACGCTTCACTAAAAAAACTTTAGATGACTACAACACAGAGTTAGGCAGTCCTGATGTTGTCACATACGTTCGTCAATGGTTAGCCAACATTGAGCACAACAGAGAATGCGGAGAAGGTCTTTACTTCTTTGGTGGCTCTGGTAGTGGTAAAACGCATATTGCCTGTGGATTGCTTCGTGAAATCGTATTGAACCACCAACTAAGTGGTTTCTTTATCACGGCTGAAAAGTTTGTTGAAGCATCGTACGATGAAATGAATCCCGACAATGTTTTGTCCGACATGTATTCCGACGAATACATGTTGAAGTACATCAATGCTGTGTATGACGTTTTGGTGTTGGACAACCTTGGTTCAGAGCGAATGACTGACTTTACAAAGAAGGCAATTACTTCTATGTTAAACAGTCGCTATGAGCAACAACTCATCACGATTATCACCAGTGAGATTCCGCTATCGCGTTTAAGTGATATCTACGGACCGCGTGTTGCCTCCATCCTCAGTGAGTGTTGTTGTGTGTTGCCTTTCTTAGGAAAGGATTATCGTTTATTGGACCCACATTATGCAGGGGAATGATTTAGCTTCTTTTGCTCCAATCTCTCAAGCAACTATGTTTGAGGGAGTTCTGGCATCAGAACCGGAAGGTTTATCCAAAGTCAGGTCTCGTGTTGCTTTGACAACTAAGAATTGGGAACAGTACATATCTTTTTGGAAGGTAAACGAAATACCAATAAAGCACGCAATTGATTTAATTAACAGATATAACGTGGGGGTAGTTGTTTATACGCTGTTGCCCGACTATCTTGTTGACAGCATTGAAAAGTGGTTAATCAGAAAAGGGATATCAACGACAGTAACGGCGTACAAATCAATTGAGGAGTTAGCATACGACCTCAGATTTTTTCCGTCAATACAGAAGGTGTATACAGCAAATGAAGAGCATGCAAAGATTATTGGATTTAGATCCACGGTGGTTACGCCTAAGACTGCGTGGTCTGCATAATGGCTAGTGCAGAACATCTCTTAATAAGCAAAGTAATCCAAACTAAAGATTTATCAGTTGCATTAAAGGCTGGAATAAAAGAAGACCACTTCACAGCAGAGTGGTCAAAAATTTGGTCATGGGTTGTAACTTTCTGGCGAGACCACGGTGAGGTTCCATCTAAGCGAGCGTTAAGCCAGGAGTTTGGCGACATTCGTTTAATCACTGCTGAAGATGAACCATTCACGGCACTCATTGATGAGGTTTACGATTCTTATCGCCATCGTAACCTTCTTGAAGCTATGGCTCTTGCGATGCCATCGTTGGAGTCTGGTGATACGGCTAAAGCGTTATCAGACCTTTCCATTGGTCTGCAGAAAGCATCTGCAGAGACAGCACGGTTGCGTGATATTAACTTGATTGAGACATGGGAATCACGTGTTGATAAATACAAAGAATTACAAAGCACACCAAACGCATTGCGTGGTATTCCGACTGGACTACTTGGTTTGGACAGGATTACATCTGGGTTTAGACCACAACAATTAATTACGTTTGTAGGTGAAGCCAAAAAAGGTAAATCATTGATGACTCTCATCATGGCAAACGCTGCCCACCTTCACGGTAAAACACCATTGTTTGTTTCATTTGAAATGTCCGCAGAAGAACAAGCAGCACGATACGACGCCATTGTTTCTAAGGTTGCATACACAAACATCCTGCGTGGTTCATTAACGAACAACGAGTTAGAAAAGATTGCAAACACTTTGCGCATGCGCAAGAACATGCATCCGTTTGTCGTCACTGAAGACACATCATCGTTAACCACGGTCAGTGCATTGGCAGCAAAGGTAAAAGAGTTTAAACCAGACCTTCTGTTTGTTGACGGTGTTTATTTGATGGACGACGAGAACGGTGAACCAAAGGGTTCGCCACAAGCACTCACCAATATCACTAGGTCTTTAAAACGTCTGGCACAAAACGCAGATATTCCAGTTATTGGAACAACTCAAGTTTTGTCATGGAAACTTGGTAACAAAAAATCTCGCAAGATTACCGCCGACTCCATTGGTTACACATCTTCTTTTGCCCAAGACTCAGACTTAATCGTAGGCGTAGAATCAGATCCTGACATTGACAACCAATCAATCATCCGTGTAGTACTTGCTCGCTCAGCACCACTGGGTGAAATTCGGATTAACTGGGATTGGCAGAACATGGACTTCACCGAGGTGGGAGAGGACGATGGCGATGATGACAGCGATTCATGGTACTACTGACGTTGCAGCTGTTTTAAAAAGTTTAGGTGTTGATGTTGTACGTGTTGGAGACACTGAAATTTCTGCTAGGTGTCCCGTCCACTTAAACAGAACTGGCAAGGCTGACAGATCGCCGTCGTGGTCCATGAACGCCTCCAATGGTTTATGGATTTGTTATTCATGTGGTGCTAAAGGAACACTGTCTCATTTGGTTTCCGAGTTAACAGGTGAGACCGACTCTATTGTTGCTGTTCACGAATTCCTAATTCATAATGGACTTACTAGGT